CGCGCAACTGGCCAGCATCAACCGGGTCGAGCACATGAAGCACCGAGCCAGCCGGGACGCGTACCGTCTCGCCGATCAGGCCGGTCTCGGTGCTGTCGCCCGGATGGCGGCGCAGGAAGTGATAAGCCACGCGCTTGCCGATGGCGTTGAATTCGATGCCCTGGCGCACGACATGGCCGTTGGCTAGCGTGCGGTTATCCGACAACGGCAGCATCTCAGTCGGGAGCATATGCAGTTGCAGCGGCACGCTCAGGCCATCTTCCTTTCGGCGCGGGCGAAAGCGGAAGAACACTTCACCGGCGATGAACAGCTCGCGCGCGGCACGGCGCTGCTGGCCATAGAAGTCGGTCAGCCATTCGGCATCGCTGTCGTCGGTCCAGCGAAGCCACAGGTCTTGTACCTGCGCCTTCAGCGCCGGGTCAGTGATCGCCGAAGATGGCGTGATCCCAGTCCCCACCGCATTGGCTGCATAGCCGTTGTTGCGGATCAGGAAGCGCGCACGCGCGGTCATGTCCGCGCCAGCGGCCTGGATGAGTGTATTCACATGGGCGCGCGAGGCGCGGAAACCCTTTAGGCGGCGGGCCGACATGCCGCCCTCGAAGCCGCCAATCATGGCGCCCATGCGCTGACGAAAACTGCGCAACATGCTCACAATCCCTTGGTGGTCGTGGTGCGCATCAGGCGCAGACCGGTGCGCTTGCCCTGGGCACTGGCGATCTGCTGCTCAATGTCACTGAGCGCCCGGCGCAACTCGGCATCGCTCCTGTAGCTGATCCATTTGTCGCCAGCGCGGATCTGCAGCGCACCGCTGTAACGGGCGGCCTGCAGGGCGTCGCGTTGGGCGATGAGATCGGCTAAGTCCACTTAGAGATACCTCGATGGGATGGCGCGGCGGCGTTTGGCTGGGGCGGCTTTTAATGCCCTGCGCTGTTCGGCGCTGATGACTTCGCTATTTTTGTCCAGACCATCCGCCCACGGGGGCGGGCGGTCCCATTGGATTTTGTCTCCGCCGATCCAGATCCAGAGCGCGGCGGCGTATTGCAATAAATCCCAGGTTTCGTTGCGACGGTTGCCTATCTGTTCCCATCCGCCCTTTTCGCTGCGCTGCTCGGCGGTCAGCTCGGCGAGGTAGTTGGCTGGCAGCCAGTCGGGTAGATGGATGTATCCAGGGCCCGGCGTTTCGCGCGCGAGATTATTGGCGCTGGCGTTTTTCAGCTTGTCGGTGTTGAGCATCAGCACCGGAACGTCGCCGCGGCTGCCGGCTTTGCGGTTGGCGCGCTCGCGACTGTCGGGGAACGACTCCTTGACGGCGGCGGCGGTGCGCGACGATCCGCCCTTGATCAACCGCACGCGATGGCCAAGCCCGGCTGTGCGCAAACTGCGCCACCAGTCATAAGCAATGCGCGTGCTGTCAGCCTTGGCTTTGCGCTGGTGATAGCCGCCGGAATCCACTGCGGTGCGATAGACGCGCATCTCCCGTCCATCGGCGAGCTTGTATGTGCCATGCACCACGCGCTCGACCAGGATCGCCCAATGCTCCAGATAAACAGCAGGCTGCAGCGCGGTGCCATCGGGCAGTTTGGCGAGGCGATAGCGGTCGATCAGCCAGGTCTCGCCGCCCAGTCCCTTGCCCCAGACGGCGACCTCGAATCGGTTGGATTGCACGTCCACTGTAGCGAGCAGCACGCGCACGCCGTCGGGGACGAAATAGCGCTCGCTCGCTTCCATGCGCGCATCAAGCGACTCGACGCCGCGCGTCCCTTCGAGCCGCTTGGGCAGATACGGGACGCCCTGGTCGGTGTTGACGGTAGCCTTGAGCGCGCTCTCGTCGCCCCCGGCCTCGACTTGCCGAAAGGCGACCATGTAGTTGTTGACGATGCTCGACCAGCTTTGCATCGCAGCAGCGCAGCCGAGCAACCAGAATGATGCAATAGTGGATCTGCGCGGTTGGCCGCCGCGCTCGCCCTCTCGATACCATCGCCCGGCGGCGTTGAGCCGGGGCTTATCGGCGGGGCGGTAGACGTGGCCGCAGTGCGGGCATGCCACATGCGCTGTTTCCGCCGAGGCGATGACATCGGCGAGGTTGTCAAACAGCGGGATCGCGGGGGCTTCAAACGGCTCTCCGCAGCCATCCAGGCAGCCCCAGTACCAGCGGCGGCGGTCGCCTCGGTTGTAGAGCGGTAGTATTCCGCCATCAACCGGCGGGGCCATGTGCGGCCCGTCTGGCGTCCATTGCGCGGTGGTGATCGTCCGCTTTGGGCTCGATTCGACAAGGGCCATGCCGGCGCTCATGGCGACCTGGACGCGTTTTTTGGCCAGATCGAACGCCGATCCTTCGCCGCCGATGTCATCAGGGAAGCTGTCATAGTCGGACAGCGCGACATAGCGTAGGTCGCGCTGGGCAAGCTGGCTGGAGGATGGCCAGCCGAGATTGAGTATCATACCGTGACGATATGTCACCATCTCAATCGTCGTGTCGTGCGCGCGGGGGCTGAGCTTGGCGCGCATCTGGTCGCTGTTGCGGTGCAAGCGCTCGATGCGGCGCTTGCGGTAATCGTAGGCCAGGGTCTGGGTGCCGAAATACAGGCCCATGTCGCCTGGATCGGCGCAAACGGCGTGGGTTAGCCAGCCATCCAGAAGGGCCTGGGTCTTGCCTGTCCTGGCTGGCGAGACAAAAACAACGGCCTCATATTCCCGCGACTTCAGCAGGTTCATGGGCTCGACCATGTACGGCGTCAGCTCCGGGTCCCATGGGCCGGTGTAGCCTCCAGGGGTCTCGATCCTGACCGCTTCGCGGGCGCAGTCGCTAACGCTGATGCGGCGCGGTGGGCGAATCAGCTCGGCCACATCTGCCGTGATCGACCGTGGATCGGCAAAACCATCAAGCGGCATCGGCGGTCAGCCTCTTGTGGAGATCCTCGCGCAACCGGTCGATGACGCGCTGCGCTGTCGCCACAGCCGTCCCTGTGATGCCGGCATCGCGCTCCAGGACATCAGGGAGAGACTCAAGCCCGACGGCCGTCGCCTTGAGCGCGGAGGCTAGGGCGCGCTCGTAATCCGCCGCACGCATCAGCTCGCCCACTTCCTCCAGGTGCTTCGTCTTCTCGCGCGCGCCCCGGTACCAATCGAGTCGATCTTTGGGGGAGAGCTTCTCTGGGTCTTCTTCCTGGTCGGTGGTCTTGCCGCCGTAGTACCACTGCGCGACCTCGCGCAGATCGAGCACCCACCCCTTTCCCGGGCCTCCTTTCTGCTGGTACGGACAACCTCGACGCAGCCATGCGTCCACGGTGGCGACAGATACGTCAAACCACTGGGCCGTTTCCGCTTTGTTCGCGGTTCGCCCGGACAAATTGTTCGGCGAATCCGCGAGTTTCAACTAAAACAACCCTAGGTGGCAGAAAAACAACAGAACGCCGCGCCTTCGTGCGGCCCCGCGGCGCCCACGCCAGGGAAGGACCCGCGATGGCTGGCTATCGTATTAGTTGATTGATTAGCAAGAAAACGCGCGTATCAGCGCGTCAGTGCCCGCAACAGCTCCCGATCCATGCGCTGCCGCATGCCGGCCAGGGCGATGGAGCGCACCGTCTCACGCATCCCAAAGCGCGGCGCGACTGACTGGCCTTGGCGTAGCTTCCACAGCGGATGAATGCCCTGTCCTTGGCGCTCAAACAGCATGCCGGCGCGCCAGAATGTCGTGCGCTTGCGGGCCATGGCTCCTGGCCATTGGCTCTTAGGAATGACCTGGCCTCTGGCCTTGGCCGCCATGGGACCGAGAGGAATGGCAGATGTGCCGGCCTTGCTGCCGCCCTCTTCCTGCAGCCGCATGAACTCATCACGCGAGTAGACCAGGGCTTGCAGCGCACCAGAGCGAGCAGGCTGCACGCCAATGCCACGACTGACCCAAGGTCGGCGGATCGTGAACCGCCCCGGCAGATCGGCACGCACGGCGTCTCGCGCGTCGTAGGCCACGCCGGTGAGTGCGCGGGCGGCGGCCTGGGGGATGTGCCGGCGTGCAGCCTGCGACAGCCAGGTGTTGGCGCGGTGGATGTCGCCGGTGAGGTCAAGCCGCAGCATCGTCGGCTTGGCTGACCTTGCGCTTGCGTTGTGTTGTGGGTTTCGGTGCGTCCAGCGCCACCGCACTGCCCAACGCCAGGATGCGCTGGGCCTCAATCTCAGGTAGATCGATTGTCAACCCCGGCATTAGCGTGCGGCCGGGGATCATGGCGGGACGGGTAATGCGTACTCTCATGTCGCAATCTCTCCACGTTAACGAAAATAGTAGTTTAGTGGCTGCCAGCGGTCAAGCGCGATGTGCCCTATCATAGCCATAATCCTTCGCTAGAATCGCCAGCGCGGCAACCAGGATGCCCTTCGCCTCGTCTCGGGACAACATCCTGCCATTCCATCCCTCACGCGCGGCCCATTCGCGGATCGATAGCCCGAGCCCGCAGACATACCACAACGCCGCAGCGCAGGGGCTACCCGGACCACCGACAGCCGCCAGCGTCTGATCGACGCGCCGGGTCGCGTGCGCGTTGCGCTCCAATCGCTCCAACCCTATTGAAGCCCCGCCGCGCGTGCCGAATTCGAGCCGCGAGGTCTTCACCGTATCGCGGAACGCCGCCAGGAAATCATGCGCAAAATGCTCGCCGGCAGCGTGCATGTACTCGCTGATTGAGCCTGTACGCAGTAGCACATCCAACGTCCCCGTTGATTTGAGGTGCTTGACCGGATCGCCGTCCGGGTCAGCGTCTGTGACGATGTGGTACTCGGCGCGGTCTTCGCTCATGGATTTTCTTGCCCCACTGCCGCATCCCCACGGCCATTGAGCGCGTCGAGTTGCTCGGGTGGTGAATCGGCGCGCGCGCGATGACACCCTTGGCAGCGCCGATCTGTCAGGCGCTCATCGAAGCCGCAGGCCACGTCCGCAATCGGTAGCCATGGGTGCGGCAGTGGGCCATGGCGATAGCAGCCCCACGGATTCATTCGTTTTCTCCCGGTAGTGATGGCCCGGTATAGGCCCCGCATGGCGATCCAGGCATCAGCCATCGTTCGCGCAGCGTCAAGCAATGCAGGGCGGTTGAGTCGCCGTCTTTGCGCGTGAGCCACAGCTCGCACGGCTGCCGCGCTCGGCACTGGCCATCGTGGCAGCGCCAGCGCCGGGATAGGATGCGGCCTGTGAGGGTGCGTAAGGCCGTCTCAGGCGGTTTCGCGTCTGGGTGGTACGTTGGCATTGCCTCGGTCATGCGGCTGCCTCTATCGGCGCATGGCGCGCCTCTGGTTTGCGCTTGGCTTGCGCCGGCATGGCATCGAGCGCGCGGACGCGGATCGTCACGGCCGGGCGGTCGCTGTAGCCCTTGCGCGCGATCATGCCGACGATCTGCGAATCGTCGCGAAAGACGATGCCATTGAGCGCGTCCACCGCCGCCTTGATGATGTTGTCGGCATCGGGCTTGGTGGTGTGGCAGATGCGGCCCTGAAGCGCGGCGCTTTGCTTCCAAGATGGCCATGAGACAGGTACTGGCCACTCGGCAATGACCACGACCTCCAGCGGCCCCTGGAGCGGATCGGCCCCGCGCATCTGCGACTGAGCCAGGATCGCGGCGGTCTGCTCCCATTTGCGGGTCTTGGCTGGCGTATAGGTGATGCCGGCCTTGGTCACGCGGGCGCGGGCCTTGGGTGCCGGGTCGCCGAGGATTGTCAGCTCGAAATCGTTATTCACTGGACTATTCTTCCGCTCGCTGATGCCTCGTCAATCGCGTCTGCAATATCACGCAATACAGCAGCGACCGCATCAGCAATAGCGCAATCCACGTGACCGTAAACCATCGCGCCATCAGGGTCGACGTAGAACGATGGAGCTGCATTGTCATCGCCGCTGATGCCAACTGTGACCTGAATGCACTCGCTATCGCATATTTCGGGACTTCCGGTCAGTTGAATAACGCTCACTATTTATCACCTCAGAACGGAATGGTGTCGTTTAGATCGTCAGGTGCTTGCATTGCTATGTGCGCATGGTTGGCCGTCTGCGGCTGTTGGCGCTGTTGCGGCGGCTGTTGCGCCGATGGCTGCCCGCCCTTGCTGTCAAGCATCTGCATCACCGCGCGCGGGCCGCTTAGCACCACCTCGGTGGTGTAGCGATCTT